TTTCCGGGAGCCGTCAAAACCGCCAAGCCGCCAATATAAGTATTGGGAATTGTGCTATTCGCAGTAGGCGAATTGACATATGAGTAACTCTGCCCGACTGCCTTCGGCATCGCAAGCGCAAGCTGATTGAATTGCGACTTGTTCAATATCTGCCCGGATGCAGTGATGGCATTACACACTTCCAACATCACTGCATTGAGCCATTCGGCCGGCACGATGGTGGCCGGCACGTTGGTGGCCGGGTTCCCATCGGTGAAGTAACCAACCGCGCCGGCCACGCTCGATGGCGGCTGGGTAGCGGATACCGTGGCGTTATCAATTTGATACATGGTTTTATCCCTTCTCTTACGCGTAGTGGAATTGAAGGATGGTGTGCGCCGGCTTCAAGGCGTTCATCTCGCATTCAAGGACCTTGTTACCCCATACGGCCAGCGGGTCACCCGCGGCAGACTGGCCCGCGGCAAAGTGCGTGACGGTGTTAAGTGGCGCATTGATGGACCACGTATAGAACCATTCCCACGTGCCAAGCTGCTGCCCGGCGGTGCTTTGCCCGGCCCGGAAGGGGGCATAGTTCGTGACCGTCACCGTATAGCCAAGGGCCGCGGCCACGCTGATGTAATAGGCCGCGGACTGGCCACCGCTATTAGTCAGGCGTGCTACCACTTGCTGACGGCGGGCTTGGGTCGAAGGGGGCACACCCGCGCATGGGTCCGGCAGCCCAAGGCTTGCTTCCCATTCGGGTAGCAGTTCATACGTGGTGGCCGGGAAGGCGTCCACCAGCAAGTTATTACTTCGGGCCGTCTGCTGCGCATAGCAGCCCACCAGCCCCTTGATGGTGGCGTGCTGGGTCCCATCAATGGCCTTGTTCCACACCCGGCCCCGCGGCATCAAGGCTTGAAAGGCCCGTACAAAGTCTATGGTGGTGAGATTAGGCGCACGCATGATGGCCGCTTCAGGAATAGGTCACGGTTCCCAAGACAGGAAGCGCGCCGGTGGTCAGTTGGATATTGGCCGCCGGCACCGTCACCACAAAGCCCGCGGTGCCGGGCACGGCTGCAATGGCGGAATCGATATCCGATAGATAGATGACCCCACCCGGTGCACCGGTGCGGAAGAAAACATCCTTGATGGCCGCGGATATCGCATTGCGCGTGGTGGTGCTGGCCGTGGTTAAGCCCGTGATGGTGAAGTTAATGGTTTGCTGCACAGGTGCCACCGCATACACCAAGGCCGTGACTGGCTGCACCGGATAGATGGCATTAGCCACCGTCAGTTGGTCACCGGTGGCAGCCGTTCCGCGAGGTTCCTTGGCGGCCACCCCATTGTTACCTTGTGGGAAGCCACCATTGGCCGCATTGACTTGGTCAAGCATCACATACACCACCACCGTGCCAGTGCCATAGCCATTAGGTGTGCACCATGCGCGCGTGACCCCGGGCACGGCCAAGGCCCAATTCACATAATCGGATTGGTCCCCACCCGCGGGTGGCTGTTGATAACCGCCAAGGACCCGGTCCCGGTAGTCATCCAAATCTTCGACATCGGCCCCACCCGTGAAGGCCGTGGTGGCCGTGCCATTGCCTTGGATGCCATTGATGGGCATGGAGAGGGAAAACAGCGTGCCGGCCAGTGCGTTGCCTTGTGAGCCGGTGGCATTGTCCAAGGCCGTCACCGTGATGTTGCCATTGGCATCCGCGGTGGCGGTTTGCTGCACGGTGTAGGTCTCCCCATCCCCGCGGACTATCTGCGTGCCGGAACTGATGAACAAGGGGGGCGTGCTGACGGTGGCCACAAACTTGGCTTGGCCACTGGCCGCGGTGGCGTCTTTCGGATAGATACCCTTCAATGCACCCCAAGCCACCAAGTATTCATCCGTGGCGGTATAGGGCACGGCTTGCTTCGATATCCAGTCAAGATAGCCGTATTGGAGGTTACATAGACCGGCCTGCACATCCCCCATGATGCCAAGATTGGAGAAGCGCAAAAGGGAGTCAGCACCGGGCAAGGCCGCGGCAATATCCGTGGCCACGTTAGCGCGTATCTGCGCTAGTGTCAGACGTGCATAAGGCATGATTAGCTAATCCCGTTCCAAGCCCACTGGAATGCGGTGACTTGCGTGGTGCCATTGGGCTTGTGTGCCGTCACTTGTGCACCCAGCATTGAACGTCGGGTCCACTCCACGTAGACATCGAAGTAGGCCACCACCCCGTCAGTAATCAGCCATTGCAGGCATTCATTGAGGTAGTCATAAGCCCGCTTCAGGGTTTCATCGTTTTGCTTGGCCCGTGACAGTAGCCACAGGCGTGAACCGATGGGCACGTTGGATGCCCCCTGTGGCATGCTGGGCACGGTGCGGTTCCCATCCCCCCACCAGCCCCGCGGGTCTCCGGTGCCATCGGGGATGAAGTCATCTACCAAAGCGGTGCGGTCCGTGAAGACGGAAATTAGGATGGCGTTAGCCAGGTCACCACCCGCGGCCAAGTCCGCACCCGCAAGTGTCCAATCCCCGATGGATTCATCAGGGACCCAAATTGTTTCGATGTCAGCCATGATAATGCTTTGTGCCGGCCCACCGGCGTCCGGTTTTGATATCGCTTATAGCGGTTTGTGACACACCGTAGTCTTTCGCAATCTCTGTCTGCACCCTTCCATCATTACGGATAGACCTAACTTGTTCGATGGTTAGTTTTCTATCGTGACGGACATTGATGGGCTTTACAGACGGCACATTGACCCGTCTTTCCTTGCTATTCTTCAGCTTGCTAATGTACGGCTGACACACACCATATTGCTTTGCGATGTCAGCTTGTGGCCTGTCATCAAGTAGAAGTGCACTTAGGTCATCAGCAGATAGCTTTAACATCGGTGACCTTTCACCCCATGCGGTTCTTTTTTTCTGTGCACAATCCCTCATGTTGTCCAATTGAGTGCCAAGGAAAAGATGACAAGGATTGACGCAAAGGGGGTTATCACATCGATGTAGAACCCATAACCCTTCAGGAATAGGCCCATTTTCACGTTCAAATGCATATCGGTATGCGCCGATTACTTTGTTTCGATATCTGAAAGCGGCACGCCCTTTCACATAAATTGCCCCTGTCCAAACGAAGCACCCAGACCACGGCACAGGCTGCCACTTTTCATCGAAGCGTTCATCAAGGGTTTTCATTCGGGGTCACTCTCTGCGGCTTGCGGCTGTGACGGTGCATTGGTCGTTACAGTGCTGCTGCCCGTTTGGACACCGGGCACGGGATGTGTATGTGTATTGAAAACCTGTCTCATTTGCTGCATCGTGCGTGACTGGCTGGTGTAGTTATCGATGATGTCCCCGCTGACCTTCAACACCGGGGTGTTGCACACGATGGCGGTGGACGCATTGATGGTCACGGTGCTGGCCCCGTTCACGGTGACGGGCTGGCCATTGGCCTGCACTTCGATGTGGTCCCCAGCTATATAGATGAACTTGCCATCCACGCTGTAAATCTTGGTTTCACCGGCCTTCAGGTTGCGGGGCCGTGAAGCTTGGTGTGCGGTGCCGATAATCAGGCCCGCGGTGCGGTCACCGGACATAAACATCATGACCACATCACTGCCCACCGGCGGCATCGAGCTAAACCCGAATTCAGCAATGCGGGGTCTGTCGTCACCCGTTTCCATAGCTCCAAGCTTCACTTGGTGAAGCTGCACATTGCCATCATCCTTGCTTGCTGTGATGCGGCCCCGGCCCACCAGCATGCGCATCCGGTTGGCCAAGTTTTCAAGGGCGGCCATCATCGCACACCCCCCACATTGGCGGAAATGATGTCCGCGTTTTGCGGCTGCAGGATGTACGGTTCCGGCGCGAAAGCTTCCGGCGGCATCAACACAAGGTCCGCGTGCGTGCCCCCATCATCCAGCCGGTATGTGACTTCACCGATGAGTAAATCCGCGTTGGCCACCTTCACGGTGGGAAGCGTCACGTGGACCTTGGTGTTAGGCGTCCACAGCTTGCCGTCAGCATCGCGCCATGAATCGGTGGTGAGTGTCACGGCAGCCCCGCGCGCGGTGCGTCGGTTCATCTCCCATGTGGCGCGGCGTGCGGTCACATCCAGCCCGATGGCGCTTAGGTTTTCCGCAATGATGATGTGCCGGCGGTGCCGGGGCATGGCGGTGTCTTTCACAATGCTGATGACGTTTAGGCTGCCCGCGGACAGGTCACCATACATATCAATGGCTTGCTGTACGGCTATGTACTCGCTAAAGCGGTCGACCATGGAGAAGGATGACGTGACACCCTCCACATTCTGGCCTTCTACAAAGCCACCGGCGGCCACCACAGTGCCCATCCGGGTCAAGACAAGGTTGCCATCCGGATTGTCATAAACCAGTGCGGCACTGAAGCGGGCAATGCGTTCAAGGATTGACCACGGGGTTTCACCCAGCATCACGCACAGGGATTGCACGGTGGGCAAGTCCGTGATGTCACATAGCACTTCAAGCCCTTGGTATGGCTTCACAAGCTGGGTGGCTATCTGCTGCAGGTTGGAATTGAGTATCTGAAACCCGGGCCATTCCGCGGAACAGTCCACAAGGTCAGCGCACTTGCTACGGCCTGCCACGGTGATGCTGTGGTCTTCGGGGCCAAGCTGGCTGGTGACACTATCCACATACCCCGTCATGACCACATCCATGCCCAGCATCAGCGTGAAGGGGTCACCCGGGCTGACGGCCACCGCTTGGCCATCGGTAAAGCGCTCCGTCATGCCAATGCCAAAGTCAGACGGCATGCGTTCGATGCCCCGGGTCACCCTTACGCTAGTCCACCCAGCCAAGGCCGTGCCATTGCCCAAAATCAGCGCGGCTTGGTCGAGAAAGTCCCCTCTCATGATGCAAGCGCCATGAAGTCCGATGGCATGAACGCGGGGTGCACCGGGTCCACTTGCTTCACCAGGTCGTCACTGCGGCCCCCATCCCGATAGATACGTTGCGCCAAGGCAAGGGCCGGAAGGCTTGCATTGAAGTGATACGGCACGATGGGTGCGAGTGCTCCACCGCGGGCCTTCAGGTCGAGCACCACGGCGTTCTTCGTTGCCTGCAGAGCCGAATAGACATCATCCGCACCGGTGTTGCCGGCATCGATGATGGCCGCATCCAAGGCTTGCGTGACTTCATCCGATACCGTGGCCGCGTCATCTTGTGATGTGGGCTGATAGGCCCCGGAAGCCGCGGCCAGTTCACCCAAAGCGGCCCGGGTGAAAAGATGGGTGGCTGCCGTCTGCATGCTGGCAATGGCATTGCCCACTTCCGATGGCGTGGTGGGTGCCATGGGCAGCGGCGTGGCCAAGGTGGTAATCAGCCGCAAGCGGTCCGCGGGGTCGGCAGCACTGGCCGCCACGGCACTGGCCAGCCCTTGCACGGCTGCGCTATAGGTGGCCGCATCCGCGGGGTTTGCCGCGGCCTTGGTGAGTGCGGCACCGGCTTGATTCACTGCAGTGCGGGCCGCGGCATCATTGGCTATCAGTTGCGCGATGGTGGTCGGTGCCGTGCGCGTAAGCCGTGAAGCTGAATAGCCGATGTTGCCACCGCCAAAGTACCGGCCATAACTGCTACCAATCACACCTGACGTGGTGTTGCTACTCTCAAAGATGTTTTCCACGCTGTTCACAAGTGTGCTGACGGAACCGAAGAAGCGCTTGACATCATGCACTAACCCCACCGCTTCGCTGTACCACTGCAGGGCTGTATTGATGTTCGCAAGGACAATGGCACTACCATATTGCACAAGGTCTGCCGCTTCACTGATGAAGCCATTGAGGGAAGACAAGCCCACGGCATCCAGTGCCTTGGTCAAAAGGCTGCCCGGGCTGGCCCCCATGATGATGACTTGCGGGCCGGACTCAATGAAGGTAAGCGATAGCTCAAAGTATCGGCCCGCATCCCATTTTTCATGGCATTGGGCCTGCAAGCCGGCCACCTGCAGACTTCCCAAAGTCGGGTGGATGAGTTCACCCACACCCGCTTTTTCGAAGACATTCATGAAGGCCGTGCGCTGCATGCCCACCGGGCCGCCATGATAGATGGCGTCATCTTCGAGAAGGAAAGCGTGCAGGTGATACAGGCGGGCTTCCCGGCCCAAGTCTTCGACCCACACGCTATCCCGTTGCGGGTAACGATGCGTGGCGGTGCGCCGGCCAAAAGCCGTTTCACCGGTCCACACCCCGAAGGGCACACCCTTGAAGGAAGCTTGGCGGATGGCGTGCTGCCATGCGCTGGGTGAACCACCCGTCAAAGCATTGGCCAAGTTACTGGCCGCATTGGCCACGCCCCCTATGCTGCCAAGGCTGGTGAGTAATTGCGCTTGTCCCATGGGGTTACACCATGTTCGCGGTGAGCATCGGTTCCCGCACGCGGGTGGTGGCCACCACGCTACCGGTGGTCTTGGTGTTGGCCTTGCTGCCCGCGGGCATGTTCGCCAGCACCACTTCCACCAGCACCTTGCCGTTCGTACCTGCGGCACCACCACCGGCGCGGCGCATGCTGGCATAGGTGGGGGCCATGGGGCCTTCCGTGCCGGATGGGATGGGCTGCAGGCCGCCACCGTATCCCATGCCCGCCATCACCTTGGTGATGTATCCGCGGGTTTCGGCCGGCGCGGCTCCCATGCCCTTGTTTTGTAGGTTCCCAATGCCCCAGTTATAGGCGGCCAAAGCGGCCGGCAAGCTGCCCCCGGTTTGTTTGAGCAAGTCCGAATACATGTGCGCGGCCCCGGTAGCCGATTGCACAAGGTCATAGGGGTTTTTGACGCCATATTGCTTGGCAGTGCCGGGCATGAACTGGAAGTGGCCTTCAGCCCCCTTGGGTGACATCATGTTGCGGCCCCGGCTTGACTCAGTGGCCCACACGGAATCGAGCAAGCCCTTGGGAAGCTTGAATTGGGCTTCCAAGCGGTCGAAGAGTCCACCGGGACCACCAGCCGCGGCACCGGCTGCCACGGGCATGGCGGCAGCCATAGGCGCTTCCGCGGTGACTGTCGGCGCAGTGGGTGCCACGGGTGCCGGCATGGCCGGTGGCGTCAGGTCCGGCACCACGGGTGCCGGCATGGCCGGGGTGGACACTTGCACGGGTGCCACGGGTGCCGGCATGGCCGGTGGCGTCAGGTCCGGCACCACAGGTGCGGGTGCGCCGGTTGCAGGTGGTGCGCCAGCTGCAGGTGCCGGGGTGG